CACGATCCTCTCGCTCATCGGCGCCGCGGCCTGTGGGCGCGACGTATCGCTCGGCCTCGAGGGCCCGACCCTCGGCGTGGAGGCTTCCGATGCTACCGGTTAAAGCCTGGATCTACGGAAAGCTCATCGCCGACCCGACGCTGCTGGGTCTCCTCGGGAGCGTCAACAACATCCTCGACTACGATCCGCAGCAGAAATCCTTCTTCCCGATCGTGATTTTCCTCAAGGCCAACGAGTCGGACACGCTGTGGAACGACGATATGCCGCTCGCGAGCGACGTCACCTTCCACGTCGAGGTCTACACCCAGGCCGACAGCTCGATGCCGACGACCGCGCAGATCGGAACGGCCGTCGTCAACGTCCTGCAGCCGCTCCTTTTTAGCTGCAAAAGCCGGGACCTCCCGGATCCGAGCAGCCTCCTAAGGCATTTGCACATGGAATTCCGCCGCGCCGTAGTTGCGGGCGATCTCGCATAAGGGGAGGGACAGACTATGTCCGTTTCAACTCGACACCCGCAGATAGGTATCGAAGGCGTCGTCTATGCCGTTCTCATCGAATCTTCGGACGTGGTGGGCGGAACGCCCGTCTACGGCCCGGTGGGTCAGCTCGCGGGCGCCATGAAGTTCAACATGAAGCCCAACGGCCAGCTCGCGACGCTCTATGCCGACGACTTCGTCGCCTTCGTCGCCAACTCGGTCGGCAAGCGCCAGGTCTCTCTGGACCTCTACGACGTGCTGCCTGCCGCCTATGCCGCGATCCTCGGCATGAGCTTGCAGAACGGCGCCTACGTCGAGTCCTCGCTCGACCAGTCGCCCTACGTCGCGATCGGCTACAAGGTCCTCCTCGCGGGCCTCGACGGGAACGGCAACAAGATCTACCGCTACCGCTGGCTCCTGAAGGGCAAGTTCGCGAAGCCCGACGAGGGCGCCGACACCAAGGCGGACACGATCAAGTACCAGCAGATCACGATGACCGCGGAGTTCGCCGACCTGTTCGCCACCAAGACCTACCAGACCGTCATCCCCAGGATCGACGATCCGGCGATCCCGGCGACCTTCCTCGCGAACTTCTTCAACCAGCCCGTGCTCTCCACGGGCGCCGACCTGTCCGCCCTCAGCTGCGCGATCGCGAAGTCGGGGACGACCATCACCTTCACCTTCTCCAAGCTCTCCGGCGCCCCCTTCAGCCTGAACGAGGCCAGCGCGATCGTGAGCGGCTCGATCCTCGTGTCCAAGGCTGGCGCCCTCCAGGCCGGGACGGTCGCATTCGCCGGGGAGGGGACGGCCTCGGTGGTCGCGACCTTCACGCCGAGCGTCGCCTTCGGCACCACCACCGTTCTCGCGGCCGTCACCGACGACCTCGAGGACGCGAACGGCGTCAACGTGACGCCCGCCGTGGCCTCGCTCTCGTACCCGTGATTGTACAGGGGGAGCTCGAGCGCTCGGGCCCCCCCTCCTAGACGAGCCCTACAAGGAGGGACGCGACTATGGAAACTGCGCTCGGACGTGAGCCGACCACGCTGAAGCTCGGGGACAAGGACGTCGAGCTCCACTACGGCATGGCCTCATTCTTCTTCCTGTCCACAAAGTACGGCGGCGATATCAGGGAGATCTTCGGCATCTTCAAGCCGGACTCCCCCGTCGACGCCGCGTTTATCCAGCGCCTGACGGACATCATCTATGCCGGACTATGGACGCCCGATGACGACGGCATCGATACCTCGAGCTGGTCGACCTTCAAGGTCATGCAGCTCCTGCGGATGGACCAGATCCCGCAGATCACGGCCGTCGTGCAGGCCGCCCTGGCCGCGGCGATGCCGAAGGCGGGCCCTACGAAGCCGGCGAAGGCGCCGGCGAAAAAGGCTGGGACTGGGATTACCTCTACACCGCAGGACGGCTCGAGCTCGCCCTGAGCGCCTGTGGATTTTGGCGCATGTCGCCGAGGGTGCTCGTGATGATGCTGGGCCAGAAACGGGAGATTGACCTGGCGAAGATTCGAAGGCTGGCGCTCGAGACGGCGACGGCCGTGTGGTCGGGAAAGAACATCGAAGACCAGGCGGCCTCGGCCGAGCCCTATGACCCATTCGATTGATCCATTCGACGGAGCGTAAACCGTGAGCGACGACTATGGCCTGAACGCCGAGATAAGCGCCGACGACTCTGGCTTCCAGGCCGCCTTCGACCGCATGGAGCAGAGCCTCGGATCATGGGGCCTCAGTCTCGACAAAATGTACGAGGAGGGCGCGGGCGTCTTCAAGAAGTTCGGCGTCGACGTCGACGCGTTCGCCGAGAAGCTCGGGGTCTCCGGCGAACTGCTCTCAGGCTTCGTCGCCGTCGGCCTCGCGGCAGCCGAGCTCGGTAAGCAGATCCTCGAGATCGGCGCCGAGTTCGACGAGGCCTCCGCGGTCATCGAGCGGACCACGGGCGCGAACAGCACGGCGCTCGCCGCGATGAACGCGGACTTCGAGACGCTCATGGGCTCGGGTGTCTCCCAGAACATCGACGATGTCGCGGCCGGGTTCTCCCTTCTCTCGGTGCGGCTCGGCGTCTCGGGCGAGAGCCTCGACGCGCTTACGAAGAAGTTCACGGAGTACGCTGAGGTCGCCGGGATCTCGGTCAAGGACGCCGTGTCCTCGGTAACGGATGTCATGAACAAGTGGAACATCCCGGCCGCCCAGGCGCCCGAGCTCCTGGATCAGCTCACCAAGGCCTCGCAGCTGTCGGGCGTCTCGGTCGCCACCTTCGCCGAGAACCTCAAGTCAGGCGGCGCGCAGTTCCAGGAGCTCGGGCTCTCGCTGACGAGCGCGACGGCCCTCCTTGCGGCCTTCGGGAAGGACGGCGTCAACACCTCGACCGTCCTCACGGGCCTCCGGACCGCCGTGAAGGGGTACGCGAAGGAGGGGGTGGACGCCGGCACCGCGCTCCAGAAGACCTTCGACCAGATCAAGGACGCCCGCTCGCCCACCGAGGCGCTGACGGCCTCCATCGCGGCATTCGGCGCCCGGGCGGGCCCCGAGATGGCGAACGCGATCATGACGGGCAAGGCCTCGATCGAGGACTTCAAGGCGGCGATCGCCGGCGCCGGGGGAACGGTCGAGGAGACGGCGCACAGGTCGCAGACCCTCGGCGAAGCGTGGGCCGCGACCATGAACCAGGTCAAGGCCGCCGTCGCCCCGCTCGGGGATCTCCTCGTGTCGATCGCCAAGATGGTCGTGCAGGTCATTTCGGATATCGTCGCGGCGATACAGAACATCGTCGGCCCCGTCTTCACGGAATTGAAAACCCGCTTCGCCGACTTCGAGGCCATGTTCGACACCTTCTTCGACGCCATCGGCAGACTCATCCACGGCGACTGGAAGGGCGCGTGGACCGACGCCCAGATCATCGTGCTCGAGATGGTCAAGCAGGTCTCGGACGGTCTGTCGATGCTCCTCGGCGTCTTCATCGGCCTCATCAACGACATGATCAACGTCGCCGACAAGGTCCTCGACCGGGTCAAGCTCCACATCGAGGATATCAAGACGGTCGCCCTGAGCACCACGCTCGGGATCACCCAGGCCATAGCGCAGCTCCAGGAGAGCCTCGGCGAGACGAAGAAGACCGCGATCGATCTCGGCGCCAAGAGCCCGAGTTCGGGCACGTCCTCGAGCGGCGCCATGGGGCCCGAGCTCAACACTTCCGGCTTCAATGTGGCCGAAATCGCGAATGCCTACGGCCGCAACGCACAGGTGCCGGCACAGGCGCCGCTCGAGACTGGCCCGGCCGTCGACTACCTGGCGCGGATCGCAAAGATAACCGAAGACGACGCCGAGTATCGAAAAGAGCATCAGTCGACCCTGTCCCTGAGCGATATCCAGCTCTCCCAGCTGTTCACGGACATGCATAAAAAGCTCTTCGGCGCCTACGATCAAAAGACGGGGGCAATCAAAGGCGGCACCGAGGCCGGGGTGGTCTCGAGCGGGGCGTCCGCGGGGGCGGCGACCGGCGATCCGCTTGGCGCCCTCATGGGGGGGCTCCAGGCATTCGAGGGCGTCCTGACCGGCGGCATCAGTTCCTTCCTCGGACTCGTCACCTCGGTCCAATCGCTCCAAGAGGTTTTGAATCCGATCCAGACGATCATCCAGGAGATGATGCAGGTCCTCACCCCGGTCATCAACGCGGTCCTCGATCCTCTGGTGAGCGCGCTTCAGCTGGTGGGACAGGATATTGCGGATGCGATCATCCCAGTCCTCGACGATCTCGCGCCGATCCTCTCGAAGGTCGCCCCCTTGATAAAAGTCATGGGGGAGA